CTGAGCTTCTGTCTGGACTCTGGCAAGCTCCGTGACCATGAGCCGCTCTGCATCCTCCCGGCTTGCACCGAAGCGTTTCTGCAGGTGCACCGCAAGCTCCCGCGGGTTCTTACCCTGGATTAGCCCTGTTTTCAGCAGCTTGTCCAGCTCTGCTTTCAGCATATCCTGATACATCCAAATCCGGTCGGAATAGGTGGCGTTATGGAATGACGCATCGACGATTGCCCGCGCCATTTTCCCGTTTTCCTGCACAGAATTGCCAAGAATGCCCGCCTGCCTGCGAAATTCTTCTATTGTCTGCTGTGTCAGCGTCTGATCAAAGTATTTCTGCAGTTCGTCGAAGCCGGATACCATTTCCAGCCCGATATTGGCTTTCAGCAGCTCCAGGCGATTGATTTTCATGGTCGCATTGTACAACCGCATCTCTTCATTCGCCTGATCAGAAAAATCTTTTTCTTTGACGTATTTTGCGGCTTTCCTGCCATACTCTTCGATATCGAGCTTGGAAACCCTTCTCTTTGCTTCTGCCAGCGAAATCTTCTCAGCATTGGCGTATTTTGCGTAAAATCCATCGATTTCCTTCTGAATCTGATCCGCCATATACGCATAGGTCTTCCGGATCTCTTCTGCATAGGTCTGCTCAGACATCTTATTCTTCTTGGCATGTTCCGTCTCACGTTTCTGCCAGTATTCCTTACTCGTCATCCTGTCCACCGCCGCCAAACATCTGCTTCATCACTGGATCCGCTCTCACCTTGTTCTGATCGGTATCAATTTTCTTAATTTCATCCTGTACATTGTCCACAATAGACAGCATCCCGAGCTGTGTTTCCTGGCTGACCACACCTTCCAGATTCTTCGCGATCTCTGCCTCTTCCTGCAGGTTTGCCGGGAAATTTGGCGTAAAATGTGGATGGATCTTCACCCAGTCATCTTTTTTCATTCCTGAGACCGGATTTGAGAAAATCAGACGATACCTCCGGTTCATTCCACTGGTAAATTTCCGCTCTTTCGTTTTTTCCAAGTTACTCATTGCCTGCAGCTTATATTTCATGGCGATGCCGGAACTGGTGCCAAAATTCTCATCCGAGATATTGGCCACCATGCTGATATGGAAAATGAGCTTTTCCAGACGATCGATCAGATGCTCCTGCGTGGTATCACCATCCGGTTTCTGAAGAAATTCGACAATCAACCGTTCGGTGTCCCCGTCGAAATTAATGATTCTGTCATCCCGGATATGCGCCACATCGTCTTCTTCCAGCTTGGAACCAAGAACCTTGAGATAGGCATCCGCGAAATAGTCAACATCATTGGCTTTCTCGCTGATCGCCTTGTTGTATGCATTAATCATCGTAAGGACCGGCTCGAAGATTCCCATACGCTCCTTGTTTTCTACGTACTCCGATGCCGGAACGCCGTCGAAACCGTGTATCTTCTCGTCTGCATCCCAGAGCAATTTTCCTTTGATTGTAAACCAGCGGACCTTCGTCTCGTCCGATACGCTTCCATGAAGGATCTGATTCGAATCGTAATACAGCCGCACGAAATATCGTTCCCTTTCCAGCACGGAATCGTCGTAGATCATGAATGCATCCAGCGGGCTCAGATAGGTGATACCGATATTTCCGTTCTCATCTACGTAATACATTTCATAGCCTTTACCGAAGATACTGCAGATCTTGGACAGTTCGGCATTGTTATCGTCCTGATCATTATACTGATCCAGAAAATCAACATATTTCTCAACCGCTTCGTTTCCATCGTCTACCTGCAGTTTGATCGGATGCCCGATGAAGAAGCCGTTCATCGTATCCACGATGTATTTCGCAAAATTGACCATGATCCGGTTGTCCGGCTTCCACTTGGGCTTTAACGGCTCATGCAGGAGCGGGTAATCCGTCTCGTAGGCCTCCTGCAGCCTGCTGTATCTAAATGCGCACTCTCCGGAATGCCGCATGATAAATTCGTTCAATTTGGCATCTGTCAGCGTCTCTTCCGACGGTAGCCTATATAAATTCGTTCGCACTTCTATATCCCTCCTTTCACCTTTCTGTTCAGCCGTGGTTTCGCCTTGCGTTCTTCCTCAATGGAGTACCGAAGCATCGCCATGGCATCATCAAAAAATGGAACTGGCTCTTCGAGATAAGTGTTGGTACGCTCATCCTTCTTCCACTTCCATTGCTGAATTTCTTTTATTGTATTGACGCAGGACGGGTAAATATGGATTCTGTGCTGTTTCAGGTAATCTATCTGGGCATGCACGCTGTTCGGCTCCTTCTGCACGCCTTTTGCGCGGTATCCCGCCTTCTGCCACATCTTGATACGGTCCGGCTCCGCAGAATCGCACCACATGCGCAGGCGCTTGTTGAACTGCCCCTCCGCCAGCCGGATGATCTCGTCCGTGTCCATCTCATACACGTACAGTTCCCGGCATAGATACAACTCACCATCCTTAAAGCCAACCTCACCGATGCAATTGGCGTGATTGAATCCGAAATCCTGTGCATTGACCATGTAATCGAATCGTTCCGGTGAACAGTCAAATTCTTCGACAACATAGTTTTTGAGGATCAGTCCGGCGACCTCGCCCCATTCCCCCAGGCCATACACCCGATACCCCTCTGGATCCACTTCCTTACGCCGCACCATACGTCTTCGGTAGGCATCATCGATAAAGCGATTCTGCTCGTAGGTTGACTGATGTGTCAGAACATCCGGATCTGACCGGTCAAAGAACACACGCTTAATCCAGTGATACGCCGATACCGGGTTGAACGTCATCCGGATCTGATAGAACTGTCCATCCGGCAGTTCGCCACGAAGACGGTCATCGATGATCTCGAAGTCTGCCTGCGTAATCTCCGTGGCTTCTTCAATCCACACATCTGTCAGCTTCCCACGCTTGAAGGTAATGGATTTCAGCTTTTCTCGCTGTTTCTCGTCATTGACTCCTCGGAAGATGATCTGATTCCGGTTGATTTTGCATTCCATAATCATGTTGGAGCTGTTAATATGCCAATATTTCTTATACTGCTCCCCGAACATACGAAAAATAGCACCTTGCAATTCTGCAAAAGTGCTATCCCTGTTGGTCACATCCGCCTTTCGGACGCACAAAAGATTTCTTCCCGGATCCTGCATCAACCGCAGGATATAATTCTGCGCCGTATCAACGCTCTTCCCCGAGCCGGCAGAGCCTTTCATGACAATATACCGTTTGCAGCTACGATCAACTTCTTTGAATCCCGGATTCATCTGGACGTTTATATTCATCCGGAATCGTCCTCCCCGTAGTCAATCGTGATGTTGAGATCCATATCTGCATCCAGCTCAACTTTATCCTTGAACATACCAAGGTGTTTTCCAAGAAGCTCCAGCGCTCTCATCTTATCATTTAATCGAACTTCTCTTTCAACTGACGATCCTTTTTCACCATCCATAGTTTTAACTTTCACCGACTGAACGCAAGCCAAATCATCTTCTGTGGCATCTGTTCGAATAGAAGCATCTTCAGAATTGATTACATTTTGCGGATTCACAAAAGCTATTCTTGCCAGTTCCTGAATCACCCGATCCTGATTAATACCAGTCCGTCTTGACCGTTCCGCCATTGATTTATCAACAGCTTCTCGAATTCTAGTATTTTCTAGTAATTTATTTGCATTGGTGTCTGTGTACTCTGTTTTCTTATAACCTGCTCTGATCGCGGCCTGCGTTGCATTCAGGTCGATCAGATACTCATCAACAAATTTTTGCTGCTTTGCAGTCAATTTTGCCATCCTGCAACACCGCCTTTCTGTCTCAAATTTCTGCACGCAAAAATTCCCCGCATCTCTGCGAGGAATCCTTGTATAAGAGTAACAAATCGGAGAATCTCCATCCACTGGAGAGTCGGAACATCACGAGTCGAACGTGAATCCGGGGAGCGGCCCCGTCCATCTGCCGTTGATGGTATGTTCCGATAGGTGCAGAGATCTGCCTGCCACTGCACCATGACATCATTTGAACGTGTACACCGCCCGGGCTGATGCCTGCCCCAATCAGCGGCCAGGCTGTGACACCTTGCCGCCGAAGCTCTATCAAAACACATCGAAAGGAGGCCTTGAATAAAATGCCGTTTCCCTCATCCATTCTTTGGCTCTTACACTATATCACAGGTGCAATAAGCAAAAAAAGGAACTCTTTTCTAAAGCCTAAAATGTACCAGTGCTTTTCCATGAATTTTCGTTATGTTCCGCAAACTGTACCCCATTCTCTCTGCGATCTGCTCCCACTTCATCCAGCGAATGTACCGCAGCCGCAACACGGTCTTTTCCGTTTCATCCGGCATCTCTTCGATTTTCTGCGTGATTTCTTTTCTCAGCCGGATCTGCTGCTCCATCTGTGCTTTCAGGTTGTCCATCAGTTCTTCCAGCTGGACTACGTAGGCTGACAGATCCCCGCAGCTGCTCCCGTGCGGCATTCCATCCTGGATCAGTGCCGGAAACATTTTATTCATTCGCAGATCATCAATCTCTTCTCGAATTTCTCGTTCCGCAAGTTCTGCCGCATGGTATCTTCTCAGGTATTCTTTTTTCTTCTCGTTCTCCTCTTTGTGCTGATCCACTGGTATCACCTCCCCACTTGTGTTCTCTTCCGGTTGTCCGGTCTCTCATTTTGATCTCGACCAATTCCAGGTGCGACACGTTCAAAACCTCCCGTACAGCCTTGACCACACTCCAGATCTGTCTCGGCAGGTGGGTAGCGTTTCGAATTGCCCTGTCCGCTGTCGGATCACGATATCCTTCACTGTTCATATTCAATCCTCCTATTTTACGCAAATCTCAACTGCTCCTGGCTGTCATCGATATTCAGATTCGGCACCCGCTCCCCTACTTTTAAGTACGGGCAGTTGGCTTCTACCAGCTTTTGAGCCATAATCGGCACCACGCTGTTCCCGATCCGCGCCACCTGCTTTGACTTTGGGTACGGTTTCCAGTTGTAATCCCGATCAATGATATAATCTTTCGGGAATCCTTGCATCAGCTTCAGTTCTTCCGGTTTCAGCATTC